CATAAAGAAAATGTAATAGATATAAAATATGAATAGAAAAGACGATTGGATAGCAGAACTACATTACAGAGAATTTTTAAAACCTAAACTACAAGGTAAGGATTTTTATTGGGAAGATGGAAAAATGGTTATGACAGAAGAATACCACATTAAAAGAGGTAGTTGTTGTGGTAATGGGTGTAAACACTGTCCTTATTGGCCACCCCACCAAAAAACTAACAAAGTATTAAAGAATAGATAAGAATATACATAGTCACCAAACTAATCTTTGAAGTATTTATTATAAAAAAAGCATGCCTAATCAAAAGTACGGTATAACATTTCCATTTACGGATAGTAATGAAGGATTTTTCCTGGGGTTAAATAGCACAACGGACGCGGAAGTAAAATCTAGTTTAGTTCATTTAATATTAACTTTAAAGGGTACCAGGTATTTTTTACCTGATTTTGGTACAAATCTTATGAAGTATATTTATGAACCAATGGATACAACAACCAGAGTAGGTATTAATAATGAAATTAAGGATGCTGTAGAAAAATTTATGCCTAATTTGGTTATTAATGACATTGATATTAAAACAGCGGAAGATATAAGGTTAGAAGAAAAAAATGATACTTCTGAAAACATAAATGATAATAGTTTTGGTTTCATCGGTGAAGATGAGAGAGAATATACTATGAGGGTAAGGATTGACTATAGTGCGGGTGACGGATTTTTTGAAACTAAAGATTTTGTTATAATAAATTTATAATATGGCAGAGAAAAAAATAGCATATACTGAAAGAGATTTTCTAGGTGTAAGAAATGAATTACTAAGACTTACCAATACCTATTATCCAGACTTAATTAAAAACGCCAATGACGCATCTATTTATTCTTTATTTTTAGATTTAAATGCTGCAGTCGCAGACAATCTTAATTTCCAAATAGATAGAACATTCCAAGAAACAACACTACAATTTGCACAAGAACGCAGTTCTTTATATAATTTAGCAAAAACTTATGGATTAAAAATACCTGGAAATAGACCATCAATAACAGTAGCTGACATATCTATAATTGTACCAGCTTTAGGCGATAAAGAAGATTTTAGATACCTAGGAAAATTAAGTAGAGGAGCTCAATTTAGAGGAGCTGGTCAAATATTTGAACTAGTAAACGACTGTGATTTTTCTACACAATATAATGTAGAAGGTATAGTTAATAGAACTAAAATACCTAATAGGGATGTTAATGGTATTATACAAAATTATACTATAGTTAAAAGAGAGGTTATTGTTAATGGTGTAACCAAAGTCTTTAAAAAAGAAATAACTGATTCTTTAGCTACTCCATTTTACGAGTTATTTTTGCCCGAAAGAAATGTTGTGGGTGTAACCTCCGTCATGCAAAAATCGGGACTAGGATACCAAACACTACCTACTAATGCCGAGTTTTTAGCTGTAAACACCAATAAATGGTATGAGGTAGAAGCATTAGCTCAAGATGAAGTATTTGTGGAGGACCCATCTATGCCATCAGACGAAGTAGGTACCAAAGTAGGTAAATATTTAGAAGTCAATCAAAGATTTACAACACAATATACACCAGAAGGTTATTTCTTTTTAACTTTTGGGGGTGGAAACCAAACATCACAAGACCTTTTAGATGATTTTGCAAAAAAAGGTGTAAAATTAAATATGTCACAGTACATGAATAATATCGCTTTAGGTAATATGGTACAAGGAAATAGTACTTTATTTATACAATATAGAATTGGTGGTGGAAAAGTATCAAATCTAGGGGCAGGTGCTATAACTAATGTTGGTAAAGTAAACTTTGTGGTTGCGGGACCTAACGGACAAATAAATCAATCGGTAGTTGATAGTTTAGCTGTTACTAACGTAACTTCAGCAATAGGAGGTGCGGACCCTATGTCTGTTGAAGAAATAAGAAATTACATATCTTATAATTTTGCCGCACAAAACCGAGCTGTAACTATAAATGATTATGTTTCTAAATTACGTATGATGCCTAGTACTTTTGGAGCACCCGCAAAGGTAGGTGTTACAGAGATTGAAAATAAGGTTATGTTAAACATACTTTCGTATACACCTGACGGAAAACTAACCTCAGAAGTTACTAGTACTTTAAAGAGTAATATCGCAACCTACCTATCAAACTATAGGATGATGAATGATTATATAGTGGTTGGACCAGCAAAAGTAATCGACATATCTTTTTTAATAGACTTAATAATAGAAGACTCTTTTAATTCTGGAGCAATAGTGGGTAATGTTGTAGAACAGGTAACTAACTATTTTAATATTAATAAAATAGAAATGGGACAAGACTTATCAATGGGTGAACTAAGAAGTCAAATAATGAACCAACCAGGAGTTTTGAACATAGTAAATTTAAGAATTTACAATAAAGTGGGTGGACAATACTCACAATCAATCACCTCACAACCTTATGGGGATGATAGTACTAGAGAAATAGCTTTACTTGATGATACTATATATGCTCAACCAGATGAGATATTACAAGTAAGATTTCCAGAGAAAGATATAGCTATAAGGGTAAGAAAACCAAACAAACCTACCTTCACCTAAACTTTACTATATTAACTAACTAATTACTTTTACTTTTAAGGGTTGAACTATTTATTTCATAGGTAGTATAAATCTATTTTAGATAATTTTTTATTATATATGGGTAAATCTTTTAGAGTAAGAACAGAAGTAGGTAAAGATAAGAATGTAACTTTTGAATTAGACCAAAAATTTGATTTGTTAGAGATTCTTAGTCTTTCTTTAACACAACAAGAAGTGTATACAAGAATGTGTGCTGATTTTGGTGTGGTAGTTGGTAGAGTTACAGCAAATAATGGTTTTGGTATCCCTAACGCTAAAGTTTCTATATTTATCCCACTACAAGCTGAGGATGAAGATAATGAAGTAGTTAAATTCTTATATCCATATAAAGAGCCATATGAAAAAAATGAAGACGGGGTTAGATACAACCTTTTAAGTTCAGAAAGAAATTTTAATTGTCATACACCAGTAGGAACTTTCCCGACACTAAACTCTGTACTCACCCAACAAGAAGTAAAATACGTGTATGACAAATATTATAAGTTTACAGTAAAAACTAATGAGTCAGGTGACTTTATGATATATGGGGTTCCCACAGGTTCTCAAAATATAGTGATGGATGTGGACTTAAGTGATATAGGTTGTTTTTCCCTATTACCACAAGATTTTAAACTTAAAGGGTTCCCAGAATCAGATTTTGATGGGCCTAGATTTAGAACAGACGCGGAAATAGATTCTTTACCACAAATTATAAACCAAACTAAAACAATAGATATTAAACCTTTTTGGGGGGATGAAGAACAATGTAGGGCGGCAATTACAAGAGTAGATTTTGACCTAGGTAATTCTGGTTTTAAGTTAGAACCGACATCTGTATTTATGGGAAGTACAGCACAAGATACTGATAAAGATTCAGTTAATAGACAATGTAAACCAAGAAGACACATGGGTGAGTTATGTAGTATAATAACACAACCAGGTATTATAGATTGTATAAGGTATACACCATTTTTTAAAGATGACCCAGCAGCTTTCCCAACATACGATGGGGAAACTTATACTGGACCCCCTCTGGGTGGTAAAGTCCCTGTACTAGAAAGATTTTATTTTGAAAATGGTGGTAGGGTAATAGATAATGACGGAGCTTTTTTAGTACACGTACCCATGAATTTGGACCATGTAATAACCAACGAGTTCGGTGATTTAGTGTTATCTAAAGACCCTAGTAAAGGTGTACCAACACGAGCAAGGTGTAGATTTAGAATTAAACCAGAACAAAGTAGAGGTAGTGCTAGACAAAGACGTTCAGGAGCACATCTAGTTCCCAACATCCGAGAATTTAATACTCAATCTAATAATGATGGTGATTGGCCTGGAATCGACCCAAGAAGTTATGCTTTTTCTATAAATTATAGTGATTATCACGGTTACGCTCAAAGACATCTAATGCCCGGTGCAGAAGATGTGTTTTATGATATGACGTTTAATAGAGTATATACATGTGCTCAATTTCATGACCACGTCAAACATAATGGTAGAAGACAGTTTATAGGTATAAAAGAGATTTTACCAGAAATGGAACAACAATGTGCAACTTCAGCAATGTTCTTTCCAGTTAATAGTGCGGTTAGAAGGATGAAATTTGTCTTATATCTAAATGATTTCTTTATAACTTTTCTAGGTTTTATATACCTCTTAGTAAATTTGATAGTAAGTTTACTAGCTGTAATTTTAGGTTTGATATTAGGTATAGTTTTATTTATTATATATGCATTTTGTGAACTATGGTGTTGGTTATATAGTTTGGTTCTGGGTTTTTATCTAGGGTGGCCATTCAATACCTTCTTTACCATAATCAATTTTGGCAATTTAATGCCTACCCCACCCCAGCTCTGTGGCCAAATAAGTTTAACAGGTTTTGGATGTGGTATTGACTGCATGTATTTTGGGTTAAGGATTGGATTCGTTTTATTTTCTTTAAGACAAACTAAATACCCAGAGTGTGAAAAATGTTCATGTAGACCATCAGCGAGTGGTGAATTTGATACATTAGCAACTAATGCACCTTGTCCAGATGGTATACCTAGCAGTGGTGCAACAACACAAATAGCACCATGTCCTGTTGGTAATGCGGCGGGTGCAGGTGGAATGGGCATTGAAATGAAATGGCAACATGATTGTTGTGGACAAGGAGCTTATGCAACCAATCCACCAACCGAAACATCAGAAGATGTGATTTGTTGTTCAAATACATACGGTTTTAATTCCGAAGAATTTTCCCCCAACACTATTACTGATGGTTATGCGGCGGGGGGTTGTTATGTTAAAATAATATGTTTTAATCCAGCATGTTTGGGTGAAAATCTAGACATGAGAGTTTTATATGAGTGGATAAAAAGAGAAAAATTAACCTCTGCTTTATGTAACGGAATAATGAATTATTTCTGGGAAAATAATTGGGTAAGTGGATTCTTATACCAATTCCAATTTAAGGCAAAATTAGAATTAACAACAAATGGGTATACAGCGTTTTGGAATGGAGAAACATATGACACTTATGCCGAAGACTCAATGTTCTGTAGAAAAGTTGTTTACCTTCATCCAATAGATAACGTTTTTTATTATAGGTCAACACCATTTAGAGTTACCGCTGCAAGTACTGGTAACTTTATAGGTGATACGGATGGAGTATGGTCTGCTTGGTTATCTCCCGGTAACCTAAGTACTGACCTACACTCTACAGGGGATATGGATAGACACATCCTATTTCCAACTACGATGACAGATATGGGGTCCAGAAACCAATGCATACAACAAGTATGTTTAGACCCATCATACGCTGAGGAATGTTCGATAACAGACCAAATAGGTAGTACAACATTCCAAAATATAACTGATTTGGTAGCTGATATCTATAACGCGAAACAATATAACCCAAGTTTCATGAAGGATACTATGTTTACTAGACCGGAAAAAGAGATTGGTGGTGATGTTGCACAGGCATTAATGCAAAATTGTATGTTAGGTGTGTTTGGATATGAAACTAATATGAGTTCTACCATTTGTGACTGTTCATCCCCTGAAACTACTCCACCACCGGTTCCTGGTATGGAGTATCCACCAATGAATATTGTACCAAATACTTATGTACCTAATGCTGTAAATGTTGATTGGAGTACCATGAATGGAGGAGGTTCAGATATAGAATGGGAACCACTACTATTTACATCATCAACACAAATATTAATGAGTGGTCAAGATTTAATTAATTGTGCAACTTTAGATTTATCCGCTAGTAGTCAAACAGTACCTTTTTATCCTTGGATTATACGTAACCCTGGTTCTGGTTTTGGTAGTACTTTTAATGATTGGATGTATACAAGAGGAAACTACTCCGTTAGAGTTGCTGTAGCACCGGCTCAAGGAATGACAGTAATACCTGGATTATCTTTAACACCACCAGTAACTTTTACTTATAATAATTTACCACCAGCATCTTCTTTTCAGAATAACATGGGATTCGATATAGGATTTACAGGAGCAACACAATTTCCAATACTTACACCAGATAGTGCGGGACAAATAAATTTCTCACAACCACTATTTTATTATTTTGGTTTGAGACCAGGAGCAACTTCATATAACACTTTTATTAGATTATATGTGGATGAAGAATTAGCGGATACCGTAGTATAATGAGTAATAGAAAAAACATAAGAATAGTAAAAGGTAGTTCCAAATATAAAGGAGCTAAAGATTTTGACGTTTCTTTACAACCACTTCTTACCTCCGAAAAAAGAACACTAATTCAAGGGGATAGAAATAGAGTATTAAATGTTGTTGAACAATTTAACTTTGAAAGAGACTACTCACAATTTTATAGGTTATATGGTAAAATTGATGTATTATTTGAAAATATAATAACAGGAAACACCTCTGACCCAGATTTTTTAGAGAGTATGTATTTTTTACCAGATTATCTAGGTTGTACTAACACACCTTGTCTAGGTCTCCCACCAGCAAGAACTTTTGATTTTATGCCTCCAGGACCTTTTGGACCATCAACTAAGACATTTAACTATAATGATTTAGTTTCTTACCAAGATAATTGGTTATTATATATATCATATGTTCACTCCGCTAACACAAGTCAACACATGACTTATTATAGTGATTATAATCTAAATCAAGGTTTAAATTTTATATCTAGTGATGGTATACCATTTGAACTAGAAGTTACAAATGACCAAGGAAAAGAAATTTTAAGGATAACAACACCAGTACCTCACGGTTTAATACCGGGTGAGTACATTGAATTACAACCTGAAGTGGGGGGTCAAACATTTGCTTTTGGTGGGGTAGATTTTATTGGAAGTATTGTGTTACAAGTCAGTGTTTTAGGTGTACTAAATACTCGAGTACAAACTTTATTTGAAGTAGATTCACTGGGTAATGAATTCGCAGGTTCAGAAAAATATATAATAAATATTAATACACGAGGATTAATTAATACAACTATTAATGCGGGTGGTGGAACCGCAATGCCACCCAAAGGTGTCGGTGTACTCAAAAGGTTCGTAAACCCAGATAACCCAGAAACTAAAAGTGAATACTACACACATGAACATAAATTAATAACTAACCCACGAGATTATACCTTGGGAAGAACAGGTTTTGAATTTGGGATATATAATAAGAAAGGTAGGGTATTTAAATCACGTAAAACACCTCCCGGGTATCCAGGTAAAACAGTAATTAGAGAAGAATTTAAATCATTTTTATGGACTATAACTGAAGATATAGATAGGAGTATGTATTATGACAATCTTAATAGACCTGTGATTGATTTATATTTGAGTATTTTTGCTAGTAATAGAAATTTAATTTGGGATTATACTAGTGGTAATTCTCCTTGTGGTTATGGTTGGGGCTGGAATTTTAGGAAAAATGGTTTTGTGGACCCATTTGTAGATAACGGAACAAACCCAACTAATATCATTCAAACTAATACGAATGGTGTGGACCCACTACCAGTTAGTGGTACTACATATAGAGGAGCTTTTGTAGAATATAACCCATATGAGATAAAAGAAAGAATAATATCAGAATTAGGTCATTCACTTAAATTTAATACAGACGCTTTAGACTCAGGAAATTACATGTACCCACAAGTAGAATCCATATATAAGTACCAACCACATCATCGTATACCTATTAGAAAATTATCGAATGGTATTAATTTTAACGACGCACTATTTACATCCCCACAGTATTCTACTTATTCTTTAGTGGAAGGTACATTTAGATGGCGTCCTTTATTACCTGTGGGTTATTTTGAAGAAGAAAAAAATGGAGTAACATACCCTTATCTTAATGACGCACACTATCCAAGTCACACACTGGAATTCACGATAGAACCGATAGGACCTATATTAACATTACCTGAGTACACTGCTAGTACTATAAATATTTTAAACATGTATACCGATGGGTGCCAATAGAATACAACTAAAAGTTTCAAGTGAGGATAGAAAGATTACTATACCTATTGGAGATACATTTGATGAGGTGGGTAGAGAACAGTTAATAACCACTTATGAAGAGGTAGAAATTCAAGATAATATAAATATAATACAAGATTTTGAAACAACTAGATACTCCTTTAATAATTCAGTAAGTGGTAATGACGTTTATTACCAATTCGAGTTTTTTAATCCAGTAACGCAATTATACGAGGATAAATTTCAGACTATAGGTTTTACGGACAATGAATTAGCTAATGACGCAAATTCTGTTGTTAGAAGTTTTTTTAAGTTTAATTTCTATGATTCACCCGACAGAAAACAACAAAAAATAATGTTTTCTAATATTATGCCTTTAAATAATTGTTTAAAAGGAGATAGTGTGCCCGTCAATCCAATGACAGATGCTTTGGAATACTATACACAAATTAGCCAAGGAATCACTATGCCTTCCTGGATACTTTACGAACCAAAAGTTAGACTAAGACCAAGGCCAGGATTAAATGAAAATTATTATATACACTGGTATAAAAAAAGAGATTTATTTGAGGGGAACGTATTTTATATGTCCTGTCAATTTTTTAACGCAAAAACAGGTAAAGTCACAAGAATGGTAAATGAAAGTCCACCTTCACCTACTGTATCTGGTACTGTAACCTATGACTTTACAGATTATTTTTACTACGAGGTACTTTTAAATATAAACCCAAATCCAACAGCTATCCCTAAATTTAGTTATAAAGTAAGAAAATATAATATAAATAATTATAACGCAGGACAAGTAGGTATGGGTTCTGAAGTAGGAACAGGTTTTCCACCAGGACAACAACCCATAAAATTTTACGAATACGTTAACCCAACACCTTAATTTATGGAAAGATTAAATTTTAGAATAAAAAGAACTAACCCGGACATTTATACGTCATTACCTTGTAGTGGAGGTACTAACTACTGGCCAATTAATAACAGTATGGATTGTTCTGGTATGAGTATGTATAACTCTACAGGGTCACAACTTCTTAATGCGTTAAGTGGTGATATAAGAACTTTTCCTTTAGAATTACGAGAGTGTTCTTTTAGTAACCCATGTATTATATTGTGGGATTTGTATACTTCTGCTAATAGTGGTCATTGTAGAAATATAGGGAATTACGCTTATAAAGCATTTTATGGGATAAATGTTGTAGATAGTTTAGCAAATACTGTAGTAACCGGGGAAAGTTATAACAATGTTATAACACTTTTTGAATCCTTAAGAGTTAACTTTAATCAACCAATTAATCTAACTTCAGAATATAATATTAATTATAATATAGGCCCTTGTAATTGTGATAATAATTTAGACCCATACCTGAATAATCTAACATTATTTATTTCACAAGATTTTAATGATATTGGGCACTACTCTTTATGGGATGGTAATATAAGTCAAAAAGATACCTTTTCTAATTTTGTTTTCACAGCAAGTACTACTGTAATGCCTGGTGATACTATAAAAATTACTAATACCACAGATTTTAGTTATTATAAAGAATTGCAAGACCTACCATTTACTATTGACTGGGGTGACGGTACAGCACCAACAACTTTAGTTTATAATAATGGTGTTGTTTCTGCAACACACCCGTATCCTCCTGGTCCACCAGTACAATATAGGATTACCATAACACAAGACACCCCATGGGGGCCCACTTCTATTTCTCAAATTATCACAGCACCTAACTATACCTATAACCAACTAGCTTCAATAGGTGGTATTCCACCTAATAGTGCTTTAACTATTAACGCATCAGGTCAAACTATAGGTACTGGTTACACCTCTGCTCCATCTGGTACTCTAGGTCAAGGTAATTACATACCGTGGGACAGTGGTACAGATATCAACGAGTACACAGGAATGACACAATTCCCAAATTGTTTTGAAGTTACAGGTGTAACAGAAAGTCTTTTGGGTGCGTTCCAAACCTACACCACAGCTAATTCACCAAACTTACCTCCCGGGTATACCTATAACACTATAGTACCTATTGGAGGTGACGTAGTTAATCCTAATACAAATAATATAGAAACAGGTATGTATGGGTATATCAACACAGCAAATGCCATATATACCGCTTATACGATATCTTCTGCAAATAACCAAACACCAATAGATTTTTATGATTTCAATAACGGAATTACTTTATATGTCGCTGACAGTTGTGGTCTTAATGCTTTGTCTTTTGGAGCATATGATTGTTTTGAATGTACCGTAGAAGATTGTGATTTTTGTGAAACAAAAGATGAATATATAGATAGGATAACTGGTGTGTGGAATTCTATTAGTTTTAATTCACAAAGAGGTGTTTGGTCACCATACACAGACTATCAAGTGGGTGATATAGTATTTGATACCACATACAATACTTGTTGTTGTTTTATGGCTGTTAAAGATATTTTCCAAACAGGCTCAACAATTTCGGATTGGGCAGGTGTACCACCTTCTATGACACTACAAGGTGTATGGTACCAAAATAATATTCCAATGGAACATATTTGGGAGGCATGTTCTTCGGATTGTGTTAACTGTCCTCCAGGAACCTCAACACCGTGTGACGATGTTACTATACAACATTGTGGTCAGAATCCAGGAGACCCAGCAGGTCAGTACGTTAATGGAGCGGCTTGGATATTACCAGGATGTTTTGTGACAGGACCAGAAGGTAATTGTTACCAAGCTTTATCAGCGAGTAGTGCAAATTACCCACCAACCGCTTTTACTTCTACCACTTATTGGGAATATGTAGGTTGTTCAACATGGATTTGTCCTCAAGACTTAAATAATATACCCCTATATGGTTGTGAATTAGTACCAGGTACTGGAATAACAACCACAACTAATGTTATTCAGGGTTATCAGTACTATGAAGATTGTAAAGATGATTTTGATGATGGTGAGTGTTTCCCTGATAAATGGGTGTGTGAAAATCAATATGATTGTACTGGATGTATTGAAATTAATTCTAGTCATTCTGCTTATACAAGTTTTGACCCTCTTAATCCATTAGCTGGACCAGTATTTAATACACAAATGGATTGTGAAGGTTGGTGTAACCCACCAGCTTATTCTTGTACAACCCCTACAGCATCAAATGCTAATGAATGTTGTACATTATTCTCTTGTGCTGAAGACGCGGCAAATGCAACCCCAGGAGTGTACACCAGTACCGTAAATAGTGTACTAGGTTTGGTACCAGGTTTCCTCCCTAACGGTTTAACACCAAATGAATGGTTAGCCGTTAATGCACAATTTTATTTTACGCCAGATTTTGGACTAGCAGCTTGTAACGCTGGAACAGCTTTTACCACTAGTTTAGGATACCAATATAGTACTTCCGCGTGTTGTGATTATTCGGGTTTTGAGTGGGATTGTTGTACTGGGTGTTACCAAGTAACTATCGGAGGTACCTACGCAAACTTACAAGAGTGTCAACAAGACCCAGCGACTCTGGGTGGTGGTATAGTACCTTGTGGTTGGTCTTGTGAAACAATAAATCAACCTTGTGTTGAATGTTATGATTGTAATTGTGGTTGGGGACCATGGGTTTCACCTACTAACCCAACCTATCCAGGATACGGTTATTCTGCCTGTACTGCAGACTGTACTCAAATTGAACAATGTTATGTTTGTGACTGTACTCAAATGACACCATGTACATTACAAAGTCCATGTGCTGGAGTAATTGATAATGTAACTTGGTTTTCCTCAGTTACCGATTGTAATGATTTTTGTGTATGTGATGCAGGATGGGACTGTTTTATAGATATTGACCCCACGAGCCCTAATTATCAAGGTCCTACATATTGTCAGGATGGTGTTAGTGGCTATTATATGGCACAAAATCTTTTAGGTTTTTCTAATCCAGCTCCAGGTTTTACGGGTTATAGTAGTTTCTCTGCGTGTTGTGAAGCAACCGAATGTTGTCACGCAGAATGTGACGATACCCTAGCTTTAGGTTCAGAACCTGGAAATCAACAACTTTTCCCACCAGGTAATTGGCCTTGTTATTATGTGCCATATTATACTGCTACTGCTGCTGCGAATTGTGACCCAACAGGTACCAACCCTTTCTTACCTTATTGTACAATGTTAGAATGTACCACTAATTTAGTTTTAAATTCTGTAGGGGATTATGTTTGTTCTGAAACTCAGGTGGACGATTGTATTTGTCCATGTGATGATTATATGAATAGTATAGGTATGGGTGGAACAGTTTTATCACCACAAGGACAATATCAGTTAGGTGTCGTCTACGAATTACATGATGTAGTTTGGCATTCTGATGCAGATTCTCCTTTATGTTGTTATGTTTGTATGATGCCGTCACTATGGGGATTCGGTGGAATAGGAACTGGACCAGACTGTATAACAACATTTGACTGTAGTTGTTTTATACCAGATGATGGACCAGCAACTAACGGTACACCAAACCCTTGGGAAACTTGTGGAGGAACACCGGGACTACCACCAACAGGATGTCAACCTTGTGGTGGAGGACCTAGTCAAACTTACGAATGTACACCAAGTGGTTGTACACCATCTTCTTGTGTTTACGACCCAATGTTTACACAAGCATCACAAAATTGTTATACGGCCAATACATGTGAAGAACACTGTAGAGCATCTTGTTATTGTGAAGACCCAGTTACAGATACTACAAATTGTGTAGTTCTACAAGATTGGGTTAATCAAAGTAATACGGGTATATTTTTTGGTGGGTACCCTACGTTCCCACCGGTACCACAAGGAGCTACACATCCTGTTTATCCTTTTATATCTCTTGATGCATGTCTTGCTTCATTATCAGTAATAGATTGTTGTACAGGTAGTACATCAGCGGATACTTGGTATTGTGATTATACATCTAATTGTGAATCTACAGCGGGTGTAGCTGGTTTAGGTTGTGTTATAGTACCACCTAATACTCCAGGTTATCCTGGACCTTTTACTAGTTTACAAGATTGTCAAGACTATTGTACATGGGAATGTGGTTGTCCACCTAATGGAATAGGTAATTGTATATTTAACGCTTTATCTGTTGCACCAACCACATACAGTAGTGCTTTTGATTGTTGGGCTGCATTTAGTAGTTGTGATTGTTGTGCACCTCCAGAAGAATGGTGGTGTGATACATACGGTGCATTAAACGGTGATTACAGTGCAGCAGTACCAATATCATCTTGTAGAAATAGTACTTATTTCGCGGGACAAACACCGCTTTATCAACAAGGGGCTATAGGACAATTAGCGGGAGGACCTACAGACCCAACAAACACTTACTTTGATGCACAAGTAACAAATAATTTTGCAGGTGTAGGATTTGCAACACAAGCAGATTGTGAGCAACAATGTAGATATTGTTGTGATTGTGCCCCTCCAGGTACATCTAATTGTAATGATGTAGATTGGGGTATAAATATGTGTCCATGTACGAATATACCTAGTGAATTAACACCATATGCGTGTGAACAAGCAACTGCTGGTTCAGCAATAGGATATCCTTGTACTTTAGCCACTACTGATTTTTATTGTTTAGATATAGTAGGGTGTTCTGCTTTTACCAGTACAAGTCCACCTAGTAGTTTTGTTTCAGGACCACATGCATCACTAATAGATTGTCAAGCAGTTTGTACTTGGGGATGTGGTGATTGTATAAATGATTGTTTTTGTGCGGGACCACAACCTCCAGGAACATGTAACCCAGTATATTACAATTATACAGATTGTGTTGTTGCAGTAACTTCATCCGCATTTTTTGCTTCATATAGTGGGTGTTGTGATTGTTATGAATGTTCCGTGATAGGTTCCATCAGTTATACTTATTTTGATGACCCGATGAATAGTTGGATGGTAGGTTCAGTTACTGTAACACCATTTACTGGTAGTGCACCAGCATGGGTTCCAGGAACAAACTACTCTATAGGGGATGTTGTAACAGCTAGTTGGGATGGTGACGTGTGTTGTTATGTTGCTGTTGATGATGACCCCGCGAATATTTGGACTTTTAATCCTGGAGCATACTATCAATATTATCTTAATGATTTAGCGACTAGTAACCCAGTATGGCCAGGACCAACAGGACCAGGAACTAACGCAAGTAATAGTGGTACATTAGTGTGGGTACCATGTAACTCAAGTTGTGGAAACCCTGTTAATAGAATTAGTTATGATTGTATACCTGGAACAACCACACCTTCTCCTGGTGATTGTCAAAGTAAAACTTTTATAGGAAATATGACTGGATTTGCACCAATAATATGGATATTAGACCCAGCAAATAATGTGCCACCAACAGATTTATTTACAGAGTATTATTATCAAGATACCAACCCTGGACAAAGTATTAGTAGTGATAGTTGTTTAGGGACTGTTTCCAATCAAAAATATAATATACCAACTACGATGTCCTTTAATTTTTGTAGTAACGATGCAACTTTTAACGCCAACTATATGCCAATGGCCTTCGTGAGTAAACAAGACTGGGTCAATCAATTAGTAAATGCTGGGTTAGCGGCAACAAACGCAATGAATTTTACCCAACTAAGAAGTTTACTTAATAATGTTTGTGGACCAATAAATCCTACCGCTTCAGCGACCCAATGTCTTTGTCCTACTACACCATGTACTTGTGTACCGGTAGTTGGTATTGGTGGACAATATGCAACACAAGGACAATGTAACCAATCATTATTAAGTGACCCATGTTGTGGATTTTGGGTTTGTGAAAATGTTTTAGCACCTCAAACAGGGTCCCAATGTAACTGTATCTTTGATACGAGTATTACAACCTATAACCCACTAATTCATTATTATAATCAAACTGATTGTGAAAATGACCCAACTACTTGTTGTTCAGCACAAACACAAACTAGATGGACTTGTGACCCAGTTGACTGTAACTGTATACCAGATGTCTTTGGTGTATACAATACTCTACACGATTGTGAGACTGACCCAGGAAAATGTTGTTGGACCGGTGTAACACCTGAAACGTATCAATGTAAAGTAGGTAATAATGGTTTATGTAAGTGTGTACCAGACCCAACGGGTCCATACACGAGTCTTATAGATTGTCAAAATGACCCATTAAATTGTTGTTGGACTGGAATGACCGGAGAGACTAAGTATGATTGTGTCTCCAACCTTAATGGTTTATGTAAGTGTATACCAACCCCAAATGGTCCTTATCTTACTTTAGCAGAATGTCAACAAAGTCACACGTGTTGTAATACTGGTATAACTTCTACAACCAGATACGATTGTAAAAAAACAATTTCACCAACTTTAGGTCTTCCAGGACAGACAGTGTCAACTGTAGATTGTGAATGTATACCAGCTGGACCATTAGGTCAATATGCAAGTTTAGCTGATTGTTTAAATGACCCACTTGATAATTGTTGTTATACAGCCACTACTGTATCTAAATGTGAACCTTGTGTGGGGACAGTAGGTCATGCACTGATACGAAATGAATTCACAGGAATATGGGCTCCTTATTGGACAGGTTCTATGGCACTCCCTACTACGAGTAACGCTCAGGGTGGTATAACCACATGGGCACCAGGATTAATTTGGGGGTATAATGAAGTTACAGAAAGTCCATTAGATGGTTGTTGTTATATTTCTGTAAAGAAGTTTGGAGATGTTGTCGACGCTACAAGTTTCTACGACCCTTCTATATGTTATAATAACTTTATAAATGGATTAGCGTGTGATGGAAGTACCATGTCAGCACCAACACCAGTAACCCAAATTCAAAGTGTAAATTATGGTGATATGTCTCCTTGGTGGCCTTGTGATGAAACTTGTGGAGGACGTTCACCAAAAGAGTATGAATGTATAAACGGTAGTTGTGTAACCCAATTAGGTGGACAATACCAATCACTAGCAGACTGTCAAGCGAATTGTTGGGATGGGTGTGACGAATGTTTAAATAGTTTAAGTAGTTATTTTAGTTTAGTACCACAATACACCCCAACCCACATTGGTTATTGGAGTTCTAGTATTATGGGCTTTGTAGTTAATGAATGTGTTATAGACCCAGAAGATGAGTGTTGTTATTGTTGTGTATTGATAGATGAACAAGGTTGGTTGAGTGCAGGTGGAAACCCTAATAGTTTAAGATGTGATGGTGGTATAGTACCAAATCAAAATGTAGGTCTTCCACAATCAGCTTGGGCAGGTTGGCAAACTTGTGGTGTTGATGTTAATGGTGATACTTGTTTTCCTGATGGAGAGTGTGAATGTTGTTCACTACACTTAGCACCATATCTAGGTATTTGGCCTATAAGTTGGACATTATGGCCAGGTAATGCTGGGCTTTGGAACTACTCGTATAATGACTGTGTAACCAACCCAACAGACGGGTGTTGTTATTGTTGTGTAAATCCAAATAATGCCGATAGTTCTACGGACCATAGTGATACCATAGTAGCAAAAAAATCAAATTCTAACGTATCTAACATACCATGTCAAATAATTAATGGTACTTTAACAGATATAACTGGAGCATGGATGAATTGTGGGTGTGATGAAAATGGTGACAAGTGTCCACCAGTAATATCTAATATTACATGTTATAAATGTGTACATTCACAAAATGGATGGGCTATTCAAACAACATCCGTGTCATCATTACCATGTCCTCAGGGATGGTCTACTGTACCCCCTATTTGTGGTATACATCACCACACACATATGTAAAATGGATTTGGATAATTAATAAATATAAATTAGATGTTAGATATTTATAATAAAAGAATATGGGTTTAGGTATTGTAAAATATAGTGGTTGTATTCCTCCTTTAACAAAAGAAGAGGTATTAATGAATGTTTGTGAGAGACCTGAAACACGTTCAAATATATTTATCGAAAGAGGTAAAATAACCGTCTTTGAAAGACCCCAAAGACTAGATTTAACCCCAAATATGGGTGAATTGACGTTACATGGTTATGGGTTTTATAAAATAGAAAAAGAAGCGTAATAAATGGCATTAGGAGCATACGGAATAAAAAGACCAGCAGATGTACGACCAGAGGACGCACAAGTCCTAGTTCATTTTCAACCAGACAGAAGTGCATCGAGCAACTTTATAATAACTCAATTACCAGCGACTCAAGTACTTGCACCACACTCTCACAATACCAGTACTGGTGGTAACCCTAATGAAATATTAGGTGGATTGTATGATTTAAAACTACCTTCTTCAGTGTTTGCTCAAAAAGGTATATACACTGTTTATATAAGACCAATAGAAATAAGAACAACTATAATAGATTGTGGTATATTATCATCATTACCTAACGTAAAAGGTTTAGTTTTTGATTTAAATGCTATACCTATACAATTTAGAGATAGATTTAGACCATCTGAATTAGTTGGTTATAGGATAGAATATTTAGAGTTAGACGGTTCTAAAAAAAGTAATTTTTTCAGAATTGTAACATCTAATTTTTATTGTGAACCAGTAGCAGCAAAACTAACAAACCCTAATCAGATATCACCAAGGTATGTATATACTAATAATAGAACTAATTTAGTTTTTTGTACTTTAACACCTACTAGTGCCCCATCTAACAATCCTAACGCGATACCGTTTATTGGGCAACCAGGACAATCAGTCATAATAACTAATACATTTTTTAACCCACTAGCTTTAGATATTGAAATGGTAGACCATGACTTTGATACCTTGGCTATCGCTCTGTACGGTAACCAAACTAAGTCTATAGATAATGGTATATACACATTATATGACCTAAGTGGACTAAACAACATCTACCAACAATATGACTTATACGAAGTAAGAGATGCATTTAACGACCAACTATATGAAGTTAGACAAAATAGAGGTAACAATATAGATTTCAGTCAAGCGTTTAATAATATAATAGTTAATCAATAACGAGGATGGCTAGTAAGAGATTTAGATATCCCCCAGCACCACCTAACGGTCTAGGTACCTTTAGTGATAACTTAGTGGGTAATCAATTTACGGATGGTTCATCTCAGATGACTATGGGTAATTTCTCTACACCACAAAATTACAGTAGAAGAAATAGTACGAATTACAATTTAGGTGGGTTTTCAGCACCTATAACTCTAGAATCTTTAAATATTACTGATTTAGAATTAGCAAAATCTTTAGCTAGTAATAATTTAGAAGTTTATATAAATCACGACACCTCTGATTTAACTAATTTTGTTTTATATGGTTCTTTAAACAAAAGATTAAAAGTAGCTACAGAAAATATAATTAATTTTTTTCCTGGAGCCTTATTTGTGGACGGTGTAGATATAAATTTAAATACTGGTAATACAACAGCCACCAACATCATATACGATGCGGGTAGAGACCAAACGACATTTAGAGTCAATGTAAATTATCTATCAAACCCGTTTAATATAGAATTTACAACAAATGGTAATTTAATCACACAACACCTCAGTAAAGAACAAATAATTAATAATCTAGAACAATTTGGTCATACTAGTAATACTATTGTAAAAATAGCAGATGGTAGTGTCGCATCAATAAGAAATTTAACAACAGAATATAGTAAATATGTGTTAACATTTAGTGGTAGTGTAACAGATAAAGAATATAAAATTATAAATTTAAAACCACAAACTACAACAACAAACTATGTTGAACTAACAGTAAAAGGTTCACCTTTAGGTACAGCTACTACCACAACCACCCAGTACTACATAAAACCTAATAAAGAAGAAAGTGAAAAACAATTTCAGGAATTTGGTGATGTGGAATCATTTCTAGTAAATAGAGAATGTAACCCCATATATACAGCAAAATTTAAATTATTAAAAGAAACAGACCAAGGGGTTACTTATTTTAATAATGAGGAAATTACTTGGCCTTTAGAAGATGCAGTAAATCTTGATATTACCACAAGTTCTTATACACAATACTTAACTAGTTTAGCAAACCTAGGAGATGAACTAGACACTCAAAAAACTAATTTAATTTCTAGATTTTTAACAGCACCAGTATTAAAAGAATTTGATACTAGTGGTCAAAAAGTAGAAAAAACATTACAAATATATGGTAGAAGTTTTGATGATATTAAAACTTTTGTAGATGGTATAGCATATATGACTAATGTAACATATGATGGTAAAAATAATATACCTAACAAATTAATTAAAAATTTCGCTAAAACATTGGGTTGGTCCACACCGTCAACACTAGATAATACTAAATTTTTAGACAGTATACTAGGAGTATCCAATCCAACATATTCAGGTACAAGTATTGGTAAAACTCCAGCACAACTTGACGTGGAACTTTATAGAAGAATTTTAATGAATACAGCGTATCTTTTTAAATCTAAAGGTACAAGAAAATCTATTGAATTTATGTTAGGGTTATTGGGTGCTCCACAGGCACTAATAGAGTTTAATGAATACGTAGTATTGGCAGACTCAAAAATCCGTTTAACAGAACCACTACAATATAAATTTGGTGGGCCAGAAGAATATAGTGCATTTACTGGAACTTCAGGTTTCGGTGTGTTAGCAGACAACACGAATACGGGTTGGGTATCACCAAACTATTTTAGACCAGAAAATAGATTCACCAAAAGATGGTCACAAATATCAGGTGGTTCATATGTAACAGAAACTATTAAATTTAGTCCCGTATTATTTAGTATGGGGGTATCACCAGCTTTTTATATTTCTACAGGGACAACAACCCATCCATTCATCAGATACACAGTAAGTGGGGGTCAAGGGGATTACCCAATAGACGAACACGGGTTTCCAACCAAACCAAGAATTACCAACAATTACTTTTTTCAAAGAGGAGCTGGATGGTACGAAAGAAATGAAGAACATAAATCAGAACTAATACTAGATGAAGATACGTCTATCCTTTCAGGTTGTACCCCAGTAATTAATAATAAATTTGCTCCATTTACTTGGGGTGGATTCTGGACTAGAGGGCAATATTCCAATAATTTAAAATCACCATATTTGGATAGATTTAGAAGATTTCCACATATGTCTTTTGGTTTTGGTTTAACTAGAGTTATAGACGACAAAAAATCTTGGTCACAACAATCTCCAGGATTACAAACAAGAGATTACACTTTTAAAAATAGAGATGCCTACTATCAAACCACTAATGAAAAATTAGTATTAAATGTAAAAAATGTAGAATTAAATTTAAATATTGGACAAGGTTTAAGTTATGATGTTTGGAGACAATCTGCACAAAGTGATTGTTTTTTTAGTGGGGGTTCATTACCATCATTATATCCTAATTCAGGTGGTACATGGGATTCTACAAATCCTAGGTGGAATGCAAAATTACACGACTTCAAAACCTTTAACCAACACTTTTGGAAAAATTTTATAGACGCTAAAAATAGAATGACCATAAGTGATGGAAAAACCGGGGGTTACCCAACACTACAACAAATGTATTTAGATTACTTAAGAAATAATTGTGGTGATAATAACAAATATACATACAATAAAATGTTGGAGTACGCTCAATCTATGGGTGACTATTGGGTTAAAATAATTGAACAATTAGTACCTTCTACTACATTATGGTTAAGTGGGGTAAAAGTCCAAAATTCAGTATTCCATAGAGATAAGTTTGTGTATAGATGTTATAATATGACAGGGACGACCATAGTCAGTGCACTAACAGGGCACTTTACAGTATCCCCAACAGGATACACGTCTTTTCCAGCACCACAATACCAACTAAGAATATCAGAAACTACACCCCCAACACCACCAACAGTGGGCACTAAATATTATAACAATATATTAACTGGAGAGACACCCAACCCAATTTCTAGTTATGCTAACTCGTATAATATAGATAATAGGGGGCAGTTATTCGGTAGTAAAATAGTAAGTGAAGTTACTAATTTATTGAGTGATAGATTTATAGGTAATAAAAGAAAATATAGAACTAACTCATTATTTACAAAACAAGGTAGTATAAATAATCTTTTATGTATAGACACTTTAAAAAGTTATGAAGGGGTGGATAGCTGGATAATGAATTATGATTTAAATCTAAAGGGGGATAGCCCCATAACACCATCAACAGGTGGACCATCATTAACAAACCCAACTCGAGGAAGTGGAAATATTCCATCTACACCAACTACCGCTTCTGGTGGTGGAGGTGGTAGTATGGGTGGTTATGGTGGTGGTTCTTCTGGTGGAGGAGGGGGCGGTTATTAAAATATATCATGGGAATTAAAACATATAAAAATAAAGTAGATTTAAGAGTTTTAGCTGATAAGTTAGATTTTGTATTTTATGTATCAGGAACCGTAGATGGTGTCGGATTTAATAAAAGAAAGTCTTTTACTTGCACATATGACACTACAAGACCAGTAGAGGCTGTGATGAAAACAGAGACTAATGGTATGGAAAGATTATTTTTAAAATTTCCTCGAAGTCATACAAAAATAAAGAATTATAGTAAATTATTAACTATAGCTGAATCTGATATAATATTAGAAGTTTTTAATAATAAACAAGGTATATATGGTTTCGAGAGTGTTAAAGGTAAAAAATGGGGAGCTTTTCTTTCACACCCTAATTATTTTGATGCTAGTCCTTCTTATGGTAGTCGTAGTGGTAGTGGTGCCCTAAAAAGTTTTGGTAGGAGGATAGGAGGTAAATTACACGCCTTACAAATGGTGGTACCTAATGTAAGAATGAACAGAAAAACACTCCAACAAGTTTCATTTGATTTAGATATTCTTATAGAAAATGAAAATCAATACATAAATACTTTAGGTTTAAAAGTAAGTAAAGATGAGGTTATAACTGTGGAAGGAGCAGTTATGGATGTAATCCCACCTAAACAAATTATAAACCAAACACCAAATATAAGACTTGAAACTACTTATATTAATTTAACAAATAAAGATTTAGCTTCCCGAGAGGTTATTCACGACTATAAAAAACAATTATTACCATTTAATGCTGAACCAGAATCTATAAATCTAGTAGAAAGTAAAGTATACGCGGTAGAAAACATACTTAACCCAGATGTTAACTTAACTAGTGTTAATCTAACACCCAATAATGTTGTTGAAATACCTTATAATGTATCTAGAATTGTTTTTGACAATGAGATTAAAGAAACTAAAAAATACTTTAAAGATGGTAAAGAGATATACCAGTTAGATTGGGCACAAGAACTATTCAATAATGATAGGGTAACAGATTCAGATAGATGCTATTCATTAAAATTCGCTAATAAAGAACAATTAGTAGCTTTTTCAGAAAAACTAAAATCACAACAAATTGGAAATATAGAGAGTTATCCTATTATAAATGAAGATGGTAGGTCAGGTTTTGTTAAAAGAACCTATAGTAAGATTTCACAATGGGTGGAAAGAACACTACTAGACCAGTTTTCAGATGTAACTTTTTCATATTTTAGTGATGGGTTAATTAAAACTATCCTATGTTGTCCCCGAAAAAAAACATGGATTAATGGGGATAAAGGTACACAATCTAATCTATATACTAAAGGTGGTGAATTTTTATTGAATGGTCAAAATTACGAAGGTTATTATCATAGACATGAGGGAATACCTATGGTTGGTAAAACACACTCCAGTCAACCACATGAAACCTTAACCGAATTTTTTAATTATGCACCCATTAGTGCTAATAGTAAAACAGATTTTTTATTTACCACATATAGTAATAAAACAGATTCTACATATTCAGGTTTTACAACTACAACAACTGATAGATACAAGTCTAATGATACTTATGATTTATTTATAACGGGAACCACTTTTTCCGCTGGAACTAGTATACCTATATCTAATATAGTTACCCAAAAACAACTTCCACTTATTGATGATTTAACACACGACTATAGAGCATATTCTTTTAATGAAGTTTACAAATCAAACGGAGGTAATGTTATACTAAATAATTCAGTAACAGGAGATTACTTTACATACACAGCCACCACCAACGGAATTTATAGATTTACCTATAAGGCATATTTAGATGTAAAATATACAGATACTAAATGGTGTGATTATTTGACGAGAGCGTATCCTTCAGGTATGACAGGGAATTACCCAAGTACTGACTATGAAATAAAAAGACTAATAAATACTTCTATTATACAAGCGGGGGAAGGAGAAACAAAAACTGTAGTACAAGACACTAATTATAAATTTCATCCAGGATATAAATTTAAAAGGAGGGACGAAGAAATAGTTACAAACATCCCAACCAATAGTGGGTTACTTAATTTTAATTTTACAGTAACTTTAGATAAATATAATTCAGGTAGTACCGCTACTACTACACTAAAGAAATTTAATGTAACACGAAGTAAAATATTTGGTGGAGCCAATGCTTATCTAACACTACCTGTTAGTCAAAATGACAAATCTTTTAGTGGTGATAATGTTTGTATTTTAAGTGGTGTTTCCTCCTCTACCATTTTTCACAGACAAATACCAATCACTATAGATACAGGTCTTATAAATTTATTAAGTGGACAATCGGTGACTTTAAATTATGATACTAATTGGAGTGCAACTTCTAAATCTAATTATTTTGGTGAAACGGGTGGTACAACTAATTTAACTATTAATCTAGGCCATAAATTAGATGTTTCAGGTAATACTGTGGAAGCACCTTGGTTTAGAGGAGTAAAAGTGGGGAACTATTTTACAAATAAAGTACTATTCTTTGACTCCACCAAAAAATCAAAAGCTTTTAACATGGTTAGTAATCAGGAAGTTAGAAAAGTACATTTAGATGGTAGTCTATATTTGACAGATAAAGAATGTGGAAACCTTATCAGACCAACAATCGATGAAACTAACTTTAATAGATTAACATTTATAGATAGTACCGGACCTAATCATATGTTAGTTTGGGATAAAAAACTTAATACACCTACTAATAGGTGGCAATACCTTATAGAAAATAATCAAATTAAAGATTACACCCTAACACAAGGTAATAAGCAAAATATGACATTTATGAAAGACGATGGAAAATTCTGTTTCTATCTACCAACCTACAACATGGATTACGGTGGAAAATGTGACTTTACTTTCCCACAAACAAATCAATCATATGTTGTAGAAAACACATTTAAAAATATGTTTGGGGATAAACTTAAACATTATATTGTGGTAACACCAGATTGTAATTTTTATAAACCTTGTTCACCAGCAAAAGTTAACACAGCTTATAATATTTTACATAAAAATACACCAGAAAATTGGAGACTAGTTAATGTAAATAAAAAGATAAGAATAAATGGAAAGGAAATAAAAATAATATCTAGTCATTCTCATTATAATCCAGCACCTTTAACCTTAGCTGGAGATTTCAAATGTCAATATTATTGTAAATGTGGTCAAGATATCTCTGAGGAAATTGGAATAGACCCAATCTATGGTGTTAGCGATGTTTACACTAATTTAGAATTATTAAATTGTGAAGAATGTTATAAAGAGGCAGAAATTCATTGTAAAAGTCTATATCAAACTTGTAAACCTGTAATGGTTGGTAATTGTGATAGTAATGACTTTATTATAGAAGCAGATGGTACTATAGTTAAGAAAGCACCTATTGGTACAACATTGATAAACAATGCTGGGGTAAGTAGTGTGGAAGATGGGGGTGGAACAAGACCACCTATTGGTGAACCTGGTGGTAAACCGGACCCAGTAATTGAGGAAGAGGAAGTTGGATTAGAGGGTGAAGGTAGGGGTAGACCTAGAGGAAGACCAAGTAGTCCCCCACCTCCTGATAGAGGTAATGTTACTTATATCTGTGCTGATGGGGTTTGTTTCCCATATGATGGTGGTCCTCATGACGGACCTATCTACTCTAGTTTAGAAAGTTGTGTGGCTAAATGTGTAGCCACTCCACCTCCACCACCAGACACCCCTTCTGGTGAAGAAGAAGAAAAAGGTGGTGCTTCGGATATAACGGATGAAAGAGATGAACCTGAAGTAAAAAAAGATGAAGAGAAACCTGTAGGTAAAGATATATCCGATATAAGTGAATTTGATAGTGATAAAGAAGGAATTTGTAAGGAAGGTTACTATTGGTGTGAATCTTTAGGTAGGTGTATAAGTTTAAAAGAACCGTGTAAATAAGTAATAATATGGCAATATCTGACATGATAGAAGGAACAAGTGGAATAATCTCCCAAAACGGGAAGATAAATTTAGTTAGTTTAACGATTGAAGACACATTAAGTGGTCAGTGTGGTGGTGCAATATATAATTTACAAATTTCTGGTGATAGTAGTACATCACCTTATAGTATTAGTTGGTCAGGAATAAGTAGTTATTCAGCTACCACTTTTAATATCTATAATTTATGTGAAGGAGAATATCAAGCTGTTATTACAGACTCTACAGGTGGTACAGGTACCACTAATATTTTATTAACAGGTCAAACACAACCAAGTCTAAGAGCAGCCTTAGGTGATGATGGTTGTATTTTAGACCCAAATAAAAAATGTACTATAGCAATTTCCACATCAACCACTAAAACCCCTCGGTATAAATATGAATTAGTAAAAGACAGTAAAGTGGTGGATGTACATTATGGGTCTACTGCTGATACAACACATACCTTTACTGATGTAGAAAATGGTATGTATAGTGTAAGTGTTATTGAAAATAGACCTTTAAATACTACTGAAAGACCTAATTTAACAGGTTGTACTTACGATATGTATAATGATGGTGGAGCATATAGTGGTTGGAACATTACTAATTTATTTAATACATGGAATTCTTGGGTACCAAGAGCACCAAGGACTATTAGTTTTCCATCTACTTATGGACCTAATGACCACCCAAGTGATACCCTACAATTTGATTTAGGTTTAGGGAGTAATGGATTTGTATATGCTAGTAACCCGTATGTGTGGTTTTACACCGGAACTTCAGCAACAAGAAAGAGTGACAATAGTAAAGATTGGTATATGGGAGCAAGTGCCTTTACTATTAGTGAAGGTGATAATGTTGGTCCTTCAGGACCTACTGCATCAGCAGGTGATGTTGGTTATTTTTATTATAATACTGTTATAAATAAATTTTTAGTTTGGTGGTTTGGTATACCAGGAAGTTATGGGTGGGTTACAATAGACCCTAGAGTAGATGATGGTATAAACGGTAACCCAGTTTCACTTAGGTCACTAACCGGTACCACCAACGGTATTTCTAATGTTGATGTTGATGCAAATGATTATACAGTAAACTCTGCTGGTAATGTAGCTTTAGCAAGTGCTGTTGTTAATTATGCACCAGGTGCATTAAGAAAATTTAAATCGGCAGCATCAGGAAATTGGGGGTTATATAATGGAAAAATAAGTAGATGTTCTTACCTAAATTATACGTGGTCTACAGCTTTTAACTCTACTGATAATGATGATGATACTATTAGTATTGTAATAGCTTCTTTTAGAGATAATGAGGGACTACATGGACCTACAGGTGTGACCCACACTCTATCTATAGAAATGAAAGCAGGGTCGGATAAGTTTAGTATAAGAGATAATGTAGCTACTGGTGCTTATGGACATTACTATTATAGTGGAAATAGATTTAGAGATTGTCGTGTAAGTGGTAATTGTACTACTAATCCATATTACACTAATATTATACTGGAAAATACAGGTGCAAAAACACCGACCACTACTTCTGGTAATTGGAATGGAGAAGGGTCAATAAGAACTAGAATTACTAGAAGAGGTGTATACGGTGAACAATTTAAAATAGAATTTACTGATACTATGGGTGTTGCAGCATCCGCTACAAAAGCACCGGGAGACCCCAATCCTTATAACTCAAATTACACAATTGATATAAATTTATTAGATAAGGCAACATGGACCGGAAATACAACTAGTGCTGTAGACTGGTTAAGTGAATACGCTTTATGTAAATATTTAGGTTCTACAAGAATTGGTTTTGCTTATTCTTCACAAGAAGCTGTTAATTTCTACCACATGCAATTTACTGGTACACCATTTGAGAGTTATGTAGAAGTACCTGCTTGTGAAAGTTCACAAGGACCATCAAACTCAACTGTTATCACAGCGACCACAGCAACTACACTTAACATAACCGAAACACAATCAGTACTACCACCATCTACAACAGAACCAGGTGTGCCTACAATTAAACCACCAGTAAAAGTTACACTTCAGACAATGCCTAACCCAACACTAACTATTAATGGTTTAAATAGACCATATGTTACTTCTACAGATACTGTTGGTGGTATTCCAGATTTAACTGTATATAATTCTAGTCAATCAGGAAGTTGTGATATACAATTGTATTTTGGTGGGGAAAATGATGAAATACTTTTTGGGAATGCATACCCAAAATTTAGGGTCTATCCTTACTTGTTTGAAACAGATGAGGTAGCGACAATACCAGACTATGAAGTTATATTCGATTCTTTACCTAATTATTTTCACGAAGACTTACAAAGTACAATAGTAAGTGCTAGTACCACCCTACCACTTTCAAGTTTTACTTCTAATTCATGGCAATTTATAGTAAAACCAAGTTATATATTTAAAGATAAAAAATCAGTAAGTGACTACTGGATAGATACAGCTATTTATCCACCTAGTACTAAGATAGACATTAAACAAGATTTTTATCTAGTACTAGTAGAAAACCCACCAACACCAAGATTACATTTTGGTGAGTTTAACGTACCAACAGAACGTTCTTTATTATACACAGAAAAAAGACAACTACAAGGTTTACCTGAAGTAACAACTGCAGGATATTCTTCTTACACTTATACCTTAACACTATCAAATAAGATATCTAATAGTGGACCATTGGTTTATGTTAATGGAGTATTATTGACAGAAGGGTTTAGTGGTGTGACAAGTGGAGCTCCACAAACAGGGGATTATAGATTTAATGCGGCTACAAGAAGTGTCACATTTTATAAAGAAACGGTTAGGAATGGTGATGTTGTACAATTAGTTTATGATGCACTAGCTGATTCTTATATAGAAACTATTACTATTCCCGCTACAGTATCTACATCTAGTGGTGAAACTATATATGAAGAAAACGGATATTATTACATCAATCTAGGTAAACAAGCATCAGGTGGGGTAGCAGTCGCATTAAATGGGGTGACTCAATCACTAGATATAGATTTCCAACAAGTAAGTAATAAAAGAATACAACTCTTGAGAAATACTAGTGATTATGTAAGTGGGGACACTCTCGCTGTGTTTTATAGAACCATATACCAAACTATTTCTAGTACATTAACTAAAACACCACAAATTCCTATAATTTATCATAAAAATAATAATTTAGAAGAAATTATTGTGGTAAAAATGTATAACGAAAATGGTGACTTAACACAAGAACAAACTTATAATATAGGTGTAGAGACAAGAGGTTTAATAAGTAAAACATGTCAGTTAAATCCACCAGAACCAGGTAAGTATAGTTATGAAGTATTAGTAAATAGGGCGTATCCACTACTTAATAGAGACACTATTTATACACAATCTTTGAGCGAGAGGGTGCCATTTGAAATAAGTAGAAGTGTTTTTTACACAGATAACCCATTTAGGAGGGGTGGTTTAGAATCCTACAATAATTTATATTAATATAATGGGTTTAAATTGTAAGGGTATAAAACAAAATAAAATGTATTTATCATTAAAGGAAAAAAACTATGAGTTATATAATTAAAAACAATACACAAGGGGCGATTGTTGCACGGTTAACAGACGCCGGTAGAAAAAAATTATCAGAGGGGAAATTAAATATAGGTTTATTCCAGTTAGGGGATAGTGAAATGTGTTATAATTGTTATAACACAACTTTACCATCAGAATATGCTGGTTTAAATATTTTACAAGCAGAACACAATGCACAAAACATATTACCCTTACCTGAAAAAAATAAAGCACATGTAAAATACCCTATAAGTGGGGGCATAACTAGTGGAGATACATTTGGCCCAACAATACCACAACACATTCACGAGGAAGTGTTTAATACAGCTACCCCTAGAGGATTTTTTGAAGTACCATCAACCACTACCCCTGGTGTATATACTTATTTTACAGCTCAAACAAACTCAAACTATACTTTATCATCTAATTGGTTATTCTGTGTGTCAGCAATGACAGGAACTAGTAGTATGCAGATAACAAGTGCAAACTGTAGTACACAAAGCTACACACCCGTTAATGGTGACTTAATATCAGTTACTTATGAATTTTTTGGTAATGATTGTGCACAACTTAATTATACAGCAGCATCACAAACCCTATTCTATCAAGTACAAGCTGGAAACACTAATTCAGCACAAACCGAAATAGAATTAAATATTACAGTAGACAGAGATTTACCTAATTATACAGCAGCACAATATTCCGGAATTACCGGGGTGTGTGCACATGTAAGAGTTTATCCACCTTTATCAGCTAACCCTATGACTACTTCTAGTATTTATAGTACCGCAGCAACTAGTACATACTGGTGTAATGATACACTATCTTTTAATAATTGTGCGAGTTTAAACACTACAGATACTAAGATATGGAACATGAATATAAATTGGACCCAAACGGTAGCTGGAGTAGATACTTCCGTATATCTGGGTGATACATTCTATGGTTCTAGTGGTTATTGTGGTTCTAAAGAATATTTTGGACTTAATAGTAATAACGGACAATCATTTACAGACCAATATATTGATAGCTATCACCCAAATGTTATAGGTGGTACATTCTACTATGATTCTTTCGATAATTTACGTGTTGTTCTTCCTTCGGAACAAAAGTGTGCTGGATTCATTCATTACACTAATAATACAACAACTGATTTTTATGGTGAAAAATTCGCTTTAAAACAACAAGCATTTTGTGGTGCACAAAGTTGTATTGGGGAGGCCAGAAACTTTAAACTACATTTACCTTGGTTAATGTGGCATAAAAAGAATGCTATAGGTTCTGGTACCGGTAGTGGTGCTGGTAACGAAACAATTCTAGGTCAAACATTTTATGTTGACCCACCAGGTTATCCAGGTGCTTTTCCAGCGGACGGTAACCCACATATTATGTTATCCACCCCTAACAGCAATATGAATGATGATGGTTTAAGATATTACCATTTATGGGATGATAACGCGGGTAGCGGAGACACCCCTAACAGAATAGGTAAAGTTTTCCCTGATTATAAAATGGTGGTAATAGACGATGAAGAAGTATTGGCTGCAATGTCCTATAAATCTAATAGAAGTTTTACATTACCCGCACCTAAAGTAGAAAAAATACCAGCAGGAACTACATGTGCTACAGGATGTACAACAGGTGTAGTACAAGCACCAACAGACTCAATTTATTTAACATATATGTTCTATAATAGTGCAGGGACTTCTACAGGACTTCATTGTAATTATTACGTATATGAAACTTTAGGGGTGGGTGAAAATCTTTTTGATATAGGAATAACATTTGGTTCAGAATTCCCTTATTTAAGAGATTTAGGTAATGCTTCTGGATTACCTAATTCATTCAGTGGTACAGGTTTCGAAGCTGATAGACTATATCTATTAACACAAGTGGTGAGTAGTGGTTCTGAACCATCCCCATCTGCTTGGAAATATAAAGATGTAACATCTGAAATCCCTAATCATACGGTGGGTAATAAAATATTAGCAACAAATTTAATTAATCATACTTTTTATTTAACAGGAAATGATACCGATAGTGGTTGTATATACAACACTGTATCTGCTATGACCACTTATAATTTAAATGATTTTATAACCATACCCCAAACCGATGAAACTCAGTTACAATTTGGGGACGAATACTTTTTTTACGGTACTATAGAAACAGACATAATGGCAACAATATATGAAATGAGACATGTAGTACAACTAGGGTCAACACAATACTTAACATCAACCAACCCAACATGGTTGGACTATAGCGCAGTCCCATCCAACCCAGCAGTAACACCAAAAATTACTGAAATTGGTTTATATGATAACGAAAATGGGTTCCCAGATTTAATGGCTATTGCTAAATTGCAGTCACCAGTAGATAGAACGGGTACACAGCAATTTACAATATCTATTGATTTTTAATGGCATACTTAGACATACATAATAATACACTATCGGGTAATACATTTAGATTATATCTCTCAGACTATGGTAAATTCACTTTAGCTTCTACAGGTAGTTTATATCATTCTATTGAAAAATTTGGTTTAAGTGATAGAGATATTGATTATAGAAGATTTACTACTGGAGGTACATGCCAAAGTGAGAGTGGTTTAAGTGCGTTAAGTAGTTCATGTTTTTATGATTTACCTGATTCTCGAGGGGGTGAGTTGACTACAATGTCAGGTGGTATAGTTACATACGGTAGTGTTATGGTAGGGCCAAGATATGAAATACAAACCGGACTATCTAAACTACTGAATACTAGTTTAGGCGTAGCACCACAACCTTCAAATATATGGTTAAAATATAATGCTCGTAATAGACCCACAGAAATAGAACAACCAGATAGTGGTATGTTTAATACGTGTTGGAAATTAGGTCATTCTGTGGTAAGTTTTTTTCCTTCATTTTGTTGGACATGTGCAGACTTTAATCATGATGGTGAAATAGACGGAGACGACTTAAAAATATTTTTAAATTTAATGGGTAATGAAAAAGATGGGACCCAACAACTAGTAGGTGATTTTAATGGTGATGGTTTAGTAGACATGGAAGATTTTAATACATTTATTAATTGCATGAAACATAGTGGGAAGGATATAATGGATTTCTGTGTTGATAAAGAAGTTTTTTGTTTACTTTGTGAACATCTGGGTAAAGATTCACCATGTAATGGTGATTGTATAGGATGTATATAATAATAAAATAAATTGGATAACTAGATAATTATATAATAAGAGAATACTAATATGGGATATATTAATAGTGCAACAACGACAACAATACGAATACAGTTAACAGAAGATGCTAGAGAAAGGATGTTAACCTCTTCTAACTTTATGGGGTTATTCGATAAGTTTGGTATTTCTGATAGTGATATTGACTATAGAAATACACAAAAACACGCGGATACTACAACAACTAGTAATGACTCTGCACAATTAGGTTTCTTACCAGATGTGACAGGTAATGATAGTACTTTTAGAAATGCGGTGAGTAGTGGATACAAACAAAAGGATTTGGTTCATGTAACTCCAGCTAGTAGTAATGTTTTAACTAGCCCTAAAAAATATGTCGCACTAGGATTTTTAAATAAAGATAATAAAGTAGAGTACTATAGAGATAACGTAGAAATAGATGTTTACTTACACGATTATTTCGTTCTATGTAAATTATTAACATCTAGATATGTAAGTGACCACAAACAAGTGCTATCAAGTAACCCAACTACCATCACAAATTCTTTTAATACTTATTTTAGTGACACTTTAGATGTAAAAAACACCACTGATTACGACCAATTACTTAATACTTTGTCGGAATATGGTGTTACACAATATTTAAATTTTTGGGATTCTATTAAACTTTATGATGGAACTTCATTACAGGCGGGCACAATAAAATTAGTAGCAGACAAAGATTATTCTTACTATAATGCATTAGCATTAGCAGGTGGTGCATTTATGAATAGAGGTGAACATACTGGGATTGAGTATGCTGGAACCAACATTAAAGGTACGAAAATGGCATCACCATTTTCTATGGTATTTACACCGGGATTAAATGAATCTTCTTCACGTTATGTGAGAGGAACGGGTAGTGCAGGTATAGGTTTTGCAGCTTATGACACTGGTTATATAAATGTTGGTGGTCTAAGTGCTTGGGATAGTAACACTAACGCTTATCCTATGTTTAATATGAATAACAAATTAAACGGGTGGTCTAGTGACGAGTACGATATTAAATCGGTTTTTGTTGGGTTTGTGACTAGTATAGATATGGAAAGTGTGGTAGCTTCAAGTACAGGAGGGTTTGGTGAAAAAGGATATGATAACATAACAACAACTATACCAAGTGCAAGACTAGTACTTAATGTAGCAACGAGTGATTTAAGCCCAACATACTACCCAATTAAAATAGAAAGATTAACAACACAAGTAGGTGGTTATATAGATATTAACGGTAGAGAAAATAAGGGTATACAAATTACTGAAACAACTAACCCTGTAGACACATTTGGTTTAATGTTAGGTTCTTTAGAATACAGTTCTAGTTGGAATAGGTCTCAACAAGGACTACTAAGTTCTTCCCCATACTTTAATCTATACCCTTCAAAGGATAATGCAGGAGTAGCTGTCGCAGCAAGAGTATCTTCACAACAACAACCTTATTATACCTTAGCTACTAGAATGATGAAAATGGCGGATGATATCTTTGTCAATGTAGGGGGTCAAAATAATAATTTTTGGCAAACAGACACATATTCTGGTGGATTTAAAAGTGGGGTTAGTGGGAATAGTGTTACAGACTACAACATATCAATTCCTATAAGATGGCAGATATTTTCTGTAGCTGACCCAAGTGCGGCACCTTGTACAGTCACCGTTAGATTTAAATTTAATAAAAAAGCTGTGACAAACTCAATTTCTTACAATAATGTTGATTCACAAAATTATTATAGGATATATGATAACGCCACACTTAAATGGTATGGAGAAGCAGGTGCGGACCAATCTTCTTTCTCAGATGACCCAAGAGGTCATGGTTACACAACAGGTAGTACTTATGCTTGGCAAACAGAAGGTGGTAAATCACTTTATAGAAAATTAATAAGTGGACAAAAAATACAAATATAATTATGAATACGAGAGCATTAGAATTTTATAGAAAAAATAGTAATTACACAGAAAATAGTATCAAAGCAGGTACTCAACAATTAATGTACTTCGATACTCAATCTATCCCTGGTGGTGGTAGTAGATTTGTGGATTCTGTTAGGTCTAACAATGGATTAAAATTTTATGGTACTCCAGGTGAATATAGTGCTAATTTTAAAGCCTCAAAATATATCACAGCTTTAACACCACCTAATAAAGGTAAGGTTATGTTTGTTAATTATCCTAACAGTAATACAATATCTAAAAAAGACCCTTTTCCGGGTATACAAGAAAATGATAACGGACGTTCAGATGGAAGTCCTTTTCATATGGTAATGCTTTACTTTGCTGGTAAGAGTTCATTAACTTTGGATACAAACCCTAACTCGACTAATTATAAAAACTGGATTTAAAAATGGGAAAACTTAAAAAAATACAAAATAATCAAAAAAGTATAAAAACACTAGTAGTTCCTTTTAGTGGAAACGGGTGGAATACAATAAGTGGTAGTACTTTAAAATTTACCGCTGCACAAAGAGACCCAAATAACGGAAGAGCTTTTTCCAATTTATATTCATCATTTTCTTTACCAGCAATTTCTGGTGATGTAACAGCTTTCGAATCAACATGGGCAAGAAATGGGGTAAGTGCTCTAAGTCAAGATGATATTATTGTGGTAGATATACCTAGTACTGAATATGGTACCTTAATAGATGGTAGAACTGTAAAGTTAATGTTCCACAACGATACTGGTGGTACCTATACGTTATATAGTTCTTATTATGACCCACTACCTACTTCATCGGACAATTCAGACGCGGCAGAATATTTCGGAAATCCAACTGTTCCAGGTAACATACAAGGAAGTCCTGGTATGGCATCATCTAACGTAGCTTTCTTATTTTGTGATGATATTAGAAAACCCACATTAGCTAGTTCCGTAACAGCATTAAATAGTTGGGCAGATGGATGGCAGATAAATGTAATACCTAACGGTTACCCAAATGGTGGTACTGATAATTTTAGATTTACAGATGTGGTATCAAGTTCTAACACACCTAAAGCTTATGCTCAATCTCAAGATTTACCAGTTGGTTTAGTTTATTTAGATAAAGGGTTTGCAGTAATTACTGACCCGACACTAAGACAACACTTTGATTTTTCTGGAGCATCTTCAGCATCTACCGAATTATACGACGGACCATCATCTGCATTTACACAAATATTTTATACAGCCGGAACATCCGCATTTTGTAGTTACTATTCTTTTGAAAAAGAAATTCAAATACAATTAGATTTAGTGGCTGGTTCGGATGAATTCTATATTACTGAAAATCAAACAGCGGCAAGTGCAGATGCACCTTATTATGGTGCTGGTGGAAAAGACACTGGAATACAATTTAAAACACCTTTTGGTGATATACAAAGTGTTTGGAATCTTTCTGATGTAAGTTCTACCTATATAACAGAAATAGGTTTGTATGATGCACAAAACAAACTATTAGCCATCGCCAAACCAGATAGACCAATAGAAAAAAAGAAGAACACCCCAACCACTTTACAATTGATTCTTACTTTCTAAATTTACTATATGGAAAAAATAGGAAAAACCCCTAAAGTATTAGGGTTAGATATATCTACAAAAACAATAGGTTGGGCACTTTTTGACATTCAAAGTGAAGAACTATTAGAGTTAACACATTTCTCCCCTAAAGTAAAACCAAAAAAAGAGGATAAAATTGAAGAAATGTTAGTAAAAGCTGACCACTTTAAAAATAAATTGGTAGACTATAAAAACATAGGAATTACTAAAGTTATAATTGAAGAACCTCTAATCAACTCCAATAATATTCGTACGGTAGCAACTCTTATGAGGTATAATTCTTTTATTACTAGATGCATTTATGATATTTTAGGAATCGTACCTAACTTCATATCTACATATAACTCTAGAAAATTTGCCTTCCCAAACCTAGTACAAGAAAATAGTAAAGGAAGAAAAGTGTTATTTGGCGGGTATGAAATTGGTTGTGATAAAAAACAAATTATATGGCAACAAGTATCTAATATATTACCAGAATTAGCATGGTCTTATACGAGAAATAATACACTTAAGAAGGAAAACTTTGATATGTGTGACGCTTACACTTGTGTTTTAGGTTATATGAAACAAAATAACATTTGGTAATTGATTACCTATAAAAAATTCCATACATTTACCATATGGAAGATTCACCACTACTATTAGAATTATTACAGGATGTTTTAGGGGAAATAAATTCTCACTATCCGAATAAAGGACAAATATCTTTTGATTGTCCTGTATGTTCTTATGACATTAAAGGTTTAGATAAAGGTGACGGTAAAGGGAACTTTGAAGTAAACTACTACCAAGGAGTCTATAAATGTTGGGCTTGTTCTGAAACTTATGGTACCCACGGTTCTTTAAACAAACTATTTTTAAAGTGGGGTAGTAAAAGTAATAAAAGCACTTGGAGACTTATAGGTGGAGACTTTATTAAAAAAGTAGAAAAAAAGTACGATGACGTAAAATTACCTAAAGAATATATATCTTTTAGTAAAGCGAACAAACTTACAATACCATATAAAGAAGCGTATAATTATCTCAGAAAAAGAAATATAACTGACAAGTTAATCAACCACTATTGTTTAGGATATACTACAGAAGGGAAATATAGAGGTAGAATTATAGTTCCCTCATTTGATGAAAATAATGAAATTAATTACTTTGTTTCCAGGTCTTATGTTGGACATAAAAATAAATACAAAAATCCTGAAGCAGAAAAAGATAAAATAATATTTAATGAACATTTAATAAATTGGGAAAAAGATATATATTTGGTAGAAGGTGTTTTTGATATGTTTTTTATAGATAATTCTATCCCTCTTTTAGGTAAGAGTGTGAGTGATAAATTATGGGGGAAATTGTATGATAATTCTAAAAAGAATATAATTATATGTTTAGATGGGGATGCGTGGGAAGACGCTAAAAAATTATATAGAAAACTTGAAGGTGGTAGGTTAAACGGAAGAATAAAACTCTTAAAACTACCAAAAGATAAAGATGTTGGTGAATTAGGTGGTATAAAGGGGTTAGAAGAAATAACATTACTATAAAATGAAGATTACTAGAGAATTAGCTAAATTTAATAATATAAAGTTTCATGATAAGGAACACATCTATTATTTAGATGGAATAAGAACTAAATCAGTCACTTCAATAATCGGTAAATACAAACATCCATTCGATAAGGATTATTGGTCACAAAAAAAAGCTGATGAAAGAGGAATCACCAAGGAAGAGATTTTAAAAGAGTGGAAATATAAGGCAGATTTTTCATGTGAAAAAGGTTCTGCTTTTCATGAGTACGCTGAAAATTTCTTAACTAATAAATTATTTCCATTTCCTGAACATAGAATTACTGAAGCTTTAGGTGGTGTAGAAAATATGTTAGAATGTAAAGAAGCTGTAGATAAATTAAAAAAAATGTTTACTGAGTTTTATGATAAATCATTTGGTAAACTTATACCTGTAAGAGCAGAAGTTGTTGTGGGGGATAAAGAATGGGGTGTAACAGGAATGATTGACCAATTGTTCTACAATGAAAAATCTAAAAAATTAGAAATATGGGATTGGAAAACTAACAAAGCTATAAAAAAAGAAAATAAATGGCAACAGTTTAAAGAACCTCTATCACATTTAGATGTGTGTGAACTTAATACCTATTCACTACAATTATCTTTTTACAAATTAATAGTAGAAAGAAACACAGAATTAGAATTGGGGGACAGCTACATAGTGTGGTTTAACGAAAATAACGAAACCTATAAAATTATGAAGTGTTATGATTTTAGAGATGAAATATTAAACATAATGAAAAAATGAAATTAACAAAAAACCCAAAAATAAAAATCAAGACGGGTAATTGGGGTAACGAACCAACACCTCAAGATATTATAGAAGTAAAAATAAAAGACCTAATCCAAGCAGGGAGATATGAAAATCATGTAGTCGCTGTTGGTAAAAACTCTGTAGAAGACACTGAAAAAGAAAAAAAAGAATGGAGTCAAGATACATCTTTGTGGGGTAGAATAAAAACAGCAAAATTTTTATTCTTTTTACCTGGTGGGGGAATATACCCGTGGGAAAAACTAAAAAACAGTATAGAAAAAAACGGATACCAACCAGAAAAATACGGTTATATATTAGTACGTGAAACAAAAGATAGCGATAATAGAAAGTGGTTAATTGTAAATGGAAATCATAGATTAAAGGTGCTACAAGATTTATATGGTGGTGAACACGTAATAAAAGTAAGAAGAACATACAACACACCCAGACCAGAATTTAAAAATAGATTTTTAAACTTACCACTTATGTATTTTCCAGCTCTTATATTTTTTATCATCTACTTACTAGGGTCCATTTTATTAACATCTTTTTTAATTTACTTAACATTAGCTTTCATAAAAGATAAAAACGATAGTAAATTTTATTTGACAGATGTCCACCCCCTTAAAGGTTTAGGTTTTATATACAATAAAACACCTAAACTTTATGAGTTTATAATGACCATATATTATAATTTAGGTTATGTAATTAGTAGTATTATATTGTTATTTTTTATATATCACATATTTTCTAATTATTGGTTAGAATTTTTTGTAATGACGGGTATAACTTTAGTTATTACTAGTATAACAGGTGTATTAATCGATAAATTAAACTTAAATAAAACTCCTAGTACTTTTACATTAGAAGATTTAATAAAACTAATAAAAAAGAATGATAAATAAGATAATACACTACTCAGACTTACACTTAAAATTGTATAAGCAACACAAAAGGGATAAAAAAGTATTAGAACAAGCATTTAAACTTTGGAAAGCAGAAAAACCAGACAGAATAGTTTTTACTGGTGATTTCGTACATTCTAAAAATCAAATGACACCTGAATTAATAAATCTTATGTCATGGGTTATGACAGAAACCGCAAAAATTTGTAAATGTGTTTATTTAATTGGTAATCATGATTTTTTAGAAAATAATATGGATAGGGTAGATGCTTTATCACCTATTATAGATAGTTTAAATAATGATAATATAATCTATTATAAAGATAAGGGGTGTTATGAAGATGAAAATATTTTATGGTGTGTTTACTCATTAAGAGAACATAACACCAGACCCAACATACCTGAAAGTACAGACAAATACAAGATAGGCCTATTCCACGGACCGATAGAAGGTTCATCTAATGACTTCGGTTTTATTTTTGATGATGGTTATAGTGTGGATAGGTTTGAAGGTTGTGATGTGGTTTTTGCGGGTGACATACATAAAAGACAACAATTTAAAATACCAGGTAATAAAAAAGCTTACATGGTGGGGTCTACCATAATTCAAAATTTTGGAGAAAGTATTAAAAACCATGGGTACGGAGTATATAATGTAAAAAAAGAAAAATATAAATCTTTTAACCTTGATAATCCTCAACCATATCTTAATTTTATGATAAAAGATATAGAAGATATTGAAAACGAAAAAGAAATTTTAATAAATGGTTAGTATAAATAAACAATTACAGAAAGAATTTGACTCATATTGTAAATTAAATGAAATTGACAATAGTGAGGAGTTTATAGTGAAGTGTGCAAAAGACGGACTAACCTTAGACAAATACGGTGTAGCACCCTTTCTACCCAAATCTCAAATACAAGAAGTTCCTGTAGAAAAAGAGGTAATAAAAGAGGTGATTAAAGAAATCCCTATAGAAAAAGAGGTGATAATTGAAAAAATAGTAACTAAAGAAGTGAAAGATACTGAACTTGTAGAAGAGTTAGAAAAACTTAAAAAAGAGTTACTAGACGCACACAATAAAATAAAAGAACAAAACAATAAAATAAAAGAACAAGATGATGTATTAGAACACTTCAAAAACGTAACAGTAAATAGAAGAACAAAATACATGAAAACATCTAACCTAAACGATACTTATTTAGATTAAATTATGGAAACACTTATATGGATTTTAGCAGCTTATGGAATGTCTCAAATACTAGTATATGGCACTATATTTGATAAACCAAGAAATTGGATAACTAAAAAGTCTACTTTTTTTGGTGACTTATTAGGATGTATGATGTGTACATCTACATGGGTAGGATTCTTTTTCTCCCTTACATTTTACTCACCTACACTTGCGATGTGTAGTATTGAATACGTTAACATATTTTTTGACGGTATGTTAGCTAGTGGTTCTGTATGGGGGTTAAATGCTATTATAGAGTGGTTTGAAGAAAATAAACCACCAAAAGAAGAGTACTAAAACTATTTTTTCTTACAACAACACTCAGGCCTACTTTTAGAACATCTACATAAGCTCATTTTTACCGGTTCATCACCACTATTTTTTGCAAATTCTAAAGATTTAGTAAAAGGTAAATAATAAGGGTTCCAAGAATAACCATCTTTAAATATAGCGTAATGTAAATGTGCTCCACTACTACCCCCTTCTTTATCGTGATTAGGGTTGTCCCCACCAGTTACACCAATAGGAAAACCTTGAGGTACTTGTTGTCCTACTATAATATCAGCAGGAAATACAAAATCCATATGACAATATTGAGCGGTATACCCATTTTTACATTTTAATTTAATCATCCCACCACAATTACCTACACCGTACTCACTTGCTGTAATTGTACCGTTACAAGCAGCAACTGCTGGTTGATTTTTTGCTATATCCTGAGTGTCTAAATCTACCCCATTATGTTGACGTTGGGGGTTACCAAACCTACCACACTTATACCAATTACTACCATTTACAGTACCTAGTTTGTCCCCATCCTGGGTTAACAAAGGGTTTATATCGGGTGCTGAACTACCCACACCACCTTTAAATTTTTTATAAGCCATTATTAGTAAAGTCATATCATCTCTACTAATACCCTTTAACACAGCGGTATCCATAACATCCCAGTTGATATCCTTAATATAATTCTGTATATCGAACACCTCACTTTTAATAATATCCAACCACCTATCACTCTGTTCAACAAGGGTTCTATACTGAGATTCTGTTATTTGAATTTTCATTACTAATTGATTTATAGTAATAAATATCACATATTTAACATATGGATAAAACTCTATCATGTATCATTATAAACACATTTTGTGATTTTTTTGTTAAAAAAAGAACACTACCAAGTATCATCAAAACAACTAAACACCTAAAAGATTGGGAGATTGAAATTATTATTGTTGATAACAGTGGTGATAAAGACCTTAAAAAGAAATGGGAATCATCAGAATACGCCAACATAAGTTTTATCAAATCTACACCATACCATTTACCAAAAGCCCTTAATAATGGTGTGAAAAAATCTATTCATAAGTACATAGCTATATTTCATGATGATTGTGAAATTATAGAAAAAAATTGGGTTGAATTAATGACCCAACCTCTCGATGATGATGTTTATGCTACAGGTAGTGAAATGCATTACTTTAGTAAAGATAAGAGATTTTATTATTTAAAAGAAGTTCCATTAGTAATGGAAAGAAAAAAGTTTATAGAAATAGGTGGTTATGATGAAAAGTACTACTGGGGGTTTGAAAATGTAGAACTATCACAAAAAATATTAAAAAAACATAATAAAAATATAAAAGAAATACCCATAGAACACCTTCATTTTAACGGGATGTCAACACGATTACTCCAAACCAAATATGATAGTAACATCACAACAAAAGAATACGATAAAATTAAAAGGGATTTCTCACTTATGAAAAGCAAAGAAGAGTTTAAAAATTATCCCCAAGAAAAAATAAATATTAGTATCACCCAACTTAACATCCCCTTTACACTAAAATCAATAATAATGGCATGGAACAGGTCTACTAATATAAAAACGACAAAAAACATAGGACTAAATTTAGGTTACATCCAGGCATTAGAATACTGGAGTAATAAAATAAATGTAGTTAAAATACTCAACAAAGCTTCCATACCAAAAAATCTAGCTTTTGAGATGTCACCTAAAACCAAAGAAGAGATGAATTTATTAATTAAGGACATCAAATTAAATAAAATGGGTGCACTATACTCTAAATTAGAAAAATATAAAGGAAAAGTTTTTAGGGACTACTTCTATAATTGATTAATATACTTTATTATGTTATATTTAAAACATGAATATAGACACATTAGAAAACCCTTTCATCAAAGTAACCTGGGAAGACATACCCGAAAACTTTACTCAAGAAAAAATTAAAAGAGTAAGAAGTTACTTTCAAAACAAATACAAATCTAAAAATGTAACTGTCTTAACCAAAGCTATAGATAAAACATCTGGAAATGAATTAGATATAGATTTGGAGCAAAACGTAATGGACACCAACTACCAAAGAAGTTTAATGTCACAATTTGTTATGGCTAATGACATGAAAATAGATATAGACCTTTTAAAAAGATTAGATGATAAGGTTAATATAAAAATTAGTGAAGAAGCAGACATCGACACCAAATATAAAAGAGTATATATTAAAAATATAAAATTTTCTAATTTTTTATCATTCGGTGATAATAATACTTTGGATTTTAAAGATTTGGGTGGGATAACAGTAATAGACTCTAACCCACCTAATTTTGGTGGGAAATCAGTACTAGCTGTAGATTTGATATTATTTTTGTTTTTTAATACAACGACCAAAACCACTAAAGCTATGGAGATTTTTAATAGGTTTAGAAATGTTAATGAAGTTTTTGTTCAAGGAGAAGTGGAAATAGATGGTAGTGATTATATTATATTACGTAAAATAAAAAGAAGAAAGACCAAAAGAGGAGAATGGTCTGTCAGTACAAGCTTAGAATTTTTAGAGAGAAAAAAAGATGGGTCACTACAAAATTTTACAGGAGAACAAAGAAGAGAAACAGAAAAATTCATTAAAGAATCGATAGGTACAATGAATGATTTTTTACTAACAGTATTATCAACCGCTGGTAATTTAGAATCTTTGATAGAATCAAAACCAACAGAAAGAGGTAATGTATTAAGTAGATTTATTGGATTAGAAATACTAAAAGATAAAGAAACAACCTGTAAAAAAATGTATTCAGATTGGTCTAAAAAATTAATATCTAATGTGTATAATGTTGAGGACTTAAAACAAGAAATCAAAAATTTAAATGATAAAAAAGAAGAACTAACCTCTGTAAATATAGAAAATCAAAAAAGCTTAGAAGAAACTCTAATAACTTTAAAAGAACACAATAAAGATAGAGATAAGCTTATAGGTCAAAAGATAACAGACATAGATACAGAGATAGAAAACGTAAATCCAAGACTAGTAGAGGAAAAGATAATTCAAGAAAAAGAAACTCTAGAATCTTTAAATTCAAAATTAAAAGCCTATGGTGAAAAAGAAGTTCCTGATGAAGTTAATTTAGAGATATTGGATAGAAAAACTAAAAAGAGAGATAGTGCCCTACACCAAAAAATAAAACAACAAACCAATCTAAAAAATAAAAAAAATACTTTAAAAGGATTACAAGAATCCGAAATATGTCCTATGTGTAAACAAACCCTTAAAGATGTTGACCACAGTAAAGAGATAAAAAATTTAAAGAAAGAAATAAACACACTAAGTGACACTATAGATATAGAAAATAAAACACTAATAAGTTTAGAAGAAGAGGTAGAAAATTTAACAACAAAAAAAATAATTTTTGATGAGTACGAAAAGGAAATTCTTAAAAAAGAAAGATTGATGTTAGAAGTAGAAAAGAAAAATTTAGAAATAAATGGACTAAATACTAAATTAGAAAAATGGGCAGAAAACAAAGAAAAACTAGAAAATAACACTGAAATAGATAAAAAAATACTAACATTAAATTCCACAATAGACATACTTAATAACACCAAAGACAGACTTGTAAGAGAGATAGAGTCAAATAAAAGTACAATAGAAAATGGGGAAATTAATGTAAAAGATAGGTTGGATAAAATTGAGAAAATCAATAAAGAAAGTAATGTGGATAAAATTTTTAGAGCTTATCTAACTGTTTATGGTAAAAATGGGATTATTAAAACAATAGTGAAAAGTGTGGTACCAAAACTAAACAATGAATTAATGAGGCTATTATCAGATGTAACCAACTTTATGGTAGAGATAAGAGTAAATGATAAAAATGAGGTAGAATTTTGGATGGTAGACAACACCACAAACGTTGAAAAGTTAGTATCTAGTGGGAGTGGATTTGAAAAAACACTATCTTCCTTAGCTATTAGAACAGTACTTACTAAAGTTTCATGCCTACCAAGACCTAATGTTACGGTATTTGATGAGGTATTGGGTAAAGTAAGTAATGAAAATTTAGAACAGGTAGGTGTATTTTTTAGTAGAGTTAAAGAGTATTTTGAAAATGTTTTTTTAATAACACACAATCCTTTAGTGAGAGAGTGGGCAGATAATACCATCACTATTAATAAACAAAACAATATTTCTAAACTAAATTAAATATTTATAGATATGCAAAATAGAGTTAAAAAATATCTTTTATTTATGTTTGGACAATGGGGTACCGTTGAAAAAAATTCTAAAATAATGATGAACATAAAAGACGTTATGGATACCATAGTAAGTCATCATGAGTTTAGTTTTGTTACGGGAGATAGAGTTATCATCATGCAAGTACAATCTAGAATGAGTTTTGAAGAGATAAATGACATCCTTAGGGAATTTTTAGTGGAGGATGTTAGTACATACTTTTTAATGCCTAAACCAAGAAAGTTAGGATTTAGATTAGATGATAAATTAGAAGAACACCTTTTCGGTAAAAATGATAAACTAAAAACAAAACAAATAAACCCCGAAGTTGCAAAAGCATTATCACAACAATTAAAAAACATAATAGAAAATAAATTTAAAAATCTTGTAACAGAACTTGACAAACCCGTTAGAATTAATAAAATTATAAAGAATCTAAGACCTTTAAATATTGATATTTTACTAGACAAAATAATAGACGAAGGTTTAGATAGTTTAACTAAAGAAGAATTAGAATTCTTAAATAACTATAAAAAATAATTTACAAGATGAAGTTAAATACTAAAAAATACAAATTATCTATTTTCACAGAAGATTCTTGTGATGACTGCCAAGAAACAAAAAAAATATTAAAAGAGAATAACATACCATTTGTGAATAGGTCTATATCTGTAATCACAGAGGAACAGAAAAAAGAAAATGGTGATACAAGATGGGAATACATTGACGCAGAAAGAGAACACCACCTAGGTTGGTATACCCCAGTTCTAGTTATAGAAGACGATAATGGGGAAACCACTTACATTCCCACAGTCCAAGACAAAACCGACGCACCTCTAGGACAAGCTATGGATGGTCCAGAAGATACATTAGCGGTCCTAAAACCTTACTTAATTTAAGTGTAAATTATTTGTATAATCGAAATTTATTTATTAATTTTGTAGTCTAAATACAATATACTGACAAAAAGTCAGTTATTATATTATGGTACACTAATTGTAGTATTAATTTATAAAATAATAAATAAATGGCAAAGAACACATTCATAAATCAAGCAGAAATTTCTTACTATCTAAAAGATGTTAGAAAAAGAAAAGTATTAACACCAGAGAGGGAAAAAGAACTAGCTAAGTTGATGTTAGCTAAGGATACTACCCCAGAAACTATTGCAAAAGTAGAAAAAGAATTATTGGAGGGAAACCTTAGGTTTGTCATCAGTGTAGCAAAAGACTATCAAAATCAAGGTATTGAACTAAGTGATTTAATAGCTGAAGGTAATTTAGGTTTATTAAAAGCTATAAATAATTTTGATTGGAATAAAGGATTTAGATTTATATCATATGCAGTATGGTGGGTAAGACAATCAATACTTCAATGTTTAAATGAAAATGCCAGAACTATCCGTTTACCAGTTAATATCATACAAGAGATACAAAGAGAAAAGAAAAAAGTCACCAACGAGATAGAGAATATAAATAGTAAACTCGCTCTTTTACCATCCACAATTAACTATGATAGACCTATAAATGAGGAAGGGGATACTTTAATTGACCTACTTGAAAATAGAGACGCAGAAAATCCAGAAGACATTTTTAAAGATGAGTTTAATCTTAAAACAGAGTTATTTAAATTAATGTCTGGTTTGGACGAAAGAGAAAAGAATATTATAAAAGACTATTATGGTTTGTTAGATACACCTATGACATTACAAGAAATAGGGGATGGACTAGGTCTAACAAAGGAAAGAGTTAGACAGATTAAAGAAAAAGCTTTAAGAAAACTAAGAAATGATAGCTACCAACTGCTAGAATACCTAACAGATTAATATTTATCAATAAAAGGATAAATGAAAAAAAGATTATTTCCATTATTAATAGCTTTATCTGCACTTGCGGTATCGGGTAGTGCAGCATTCTATTCAGTATTCGGATTAAGTAAATTATTTGCTGGGGCTAGTACCCAAGTTATTATAATGGCAGGTTCATTAGAATTTGCAAAACTTGTGGTAGCCTCTCTACTGTACCAGTATTGGGATACAATTAATAGAGCTCTTAAAATTTATTTATCTATCGCTTGTTTTATTTTGATATTGATTACATCCGGTGGTATATACGGATTCTTATCAGGAGCTTACCAAGAGACGGCAACCAAATCAGAATTTCTAGATAAATCATTAGCAGTACTACAAACAAAACAAAATAGGTTTGAAGAAAACAAAACTGATTTAACATTAGAAAAGACGCAGTTGAATACAACCATTTCTGATTTAAGAACA